TAGTTCCACATCTCCATTACTTAATTTTCTGTGGGACCAAAGTCCTTCTCCCATAATAGTAAATACACGGTTACGAACTTCTGTCTCTGACATCTCAAGGGAGATTACAAGGGGTGTTCTACCCTGCTTCCAAGCCTGTACAGCGAAGTATAGAGCCATCCATGACTTTCCTATACCTGGGTATGCTAAGAAGACTCCTAACTGCCCTGGCATAATTCCAGATGGAAGATAGTTATCAAACCCTGGAAGGTTAGTCTTAATTCCAACGTGACCTGCTGCTTGTTGTGCCTTTAAATTTTCAAAGTATGCAACTGCTGACTCAAGATCCGTTACATCAATATCACGAATGGATGCAGTATTTTTCTTTAACTCAGAGGTCTGTGTAATTAAATCATTTAATGCAACAGTACCTTGATTGTTTTGAACATTGCTTGCTGCTGACCTTAAAATATCTTTAAGGCTATCGTTTAAGTACTCGCCTTGTAACTCTTCAAGGTGATGCTTAGTTGCTCCAACATTTGCGATGGGGGCAAAGTCTCTAAACTTTTCTGTAACAAGTTCTGCTGGCGGAAGTGACTTATTATTCTCAAAGTATAGTCTGATAAAATTCCAGATATCTCCGTGAGTTCTGAGAAGGTTGTCTACATTTGCTTGCAATAAAACGTGGATCTGCTTGTCTTGAAGAACTGCAGTAATTAGTTTGGACTCTGTGTTATTCACTTAGCCACTCCTTTGCCATTCTTCTACGCTCTGCTCTCTCGTTGTCGTCTTTGCTTTTATCTTTTTGTGCCTGTAAAATCTTTTCTGCATTGTATGCAAAGTAATTCCAAGAAGGATTCTCTGCAACCTTAAAGTAATACTCAAGTATATCGTAACATCCTGAAATCCCATAGGATTCAACTAAGGCATCTGAAGCCCATTGTTCTACGTTTAGATTAAGGGATGGCTTTGATTCGTACCTTGCGGTATGATACTTGCTGTATCTTGAAAGCAAAGCCATGCGGTCTTTGCGTTCTGCCATTATTCGTTAATCTCTGCCTTTGCTTCGTTAATCTTTTCAGTTAACTTGTCTTCAACAAATTTATAAACACGTTCAAAAGCCTGGTCTGGACTCTCTCCATTACGTCTTGAATCAACAACTCCAAGATCAAGTCTTAGCGATTGAAAGTTTCCAAGGTTAAGTGTGTATCCAAGTGTAACGGATACCTTTGTGTCTTCGTTTTCCATTTCATACCCTTCGTTAAATAGACTCGCTCCAAATTGGAACAAACTGTCCGTCTTCTGTTCTTCTATATGTAAGTATACCATCGCCCATTCTTCGTGTCAACTCTTGCTTGCTGGGCGTAATATCATTAGTAATTAGTTTATCTTTTCTTGGCCTACCAATATGGTATGTAGCAAGTATATCACGTATGTCTTTTACTTGTGATTCTGAATAATATGATCTTACTTGAAATCCTCTTGCTCCACCCTTTTGAGATCCCGTGGGAAATGGGATGACTCCTCGTTTCATTAATGATGGCATATATTTTTTATGACGATTAACTAAATCAGCAGTCTCTCTAACGGTGTATGCTCTTTCACGTTTCTTTTTAAAATCAGAAACTAAACAACTTTCAATTTGATCTTTTGTAATATTATAAACAGACATAATGCCATTAGATTTATTTAAATGATGCACCCTAACAAGGTCACCATTTAAAAACCAAACTTTTTTATTCCCTGGTATTACAGGGAGGACATTGTAGCCTTCGCTCTCAATACTTCCTTTTTTAGTAGCCATGATCCCTCCGCAGAATTTTCTGGTTGGTTATAAAAATTTCTTGATCCACAGGAAATACAATAAGTTTCAAGGTGGCCAACTGTGCTGTACTGTCTATCTAAAAACATCCTTCCGCTACATCTCTTACACTTTAACATTAATTAGGAACACCAATAATAATAAGATTAACATTTGTTGTGACCAGACCAGAAGCATTAAATCTTACAGATATGTCTACTCCAGAAGTTGTTGGTTCCCCTAAAACTAAAGAAACATTATTCCCAACATCTGTTGCTCCTGCATTTACCACTGTAGCCGTTACAATTGGAGGAAATTTAAACTCATTAGCAAAATTTGAAGTAACCTTTATTTCATTACCAGCCAAAACATTTTGGCCACTATTTGTAATTTTTTCAATTTTGGTTAAAATTCTAACATCTGTTACTTTTTTATTTTGTGGGCCAAGGTCTTTTGTGGCAATAGAGACATAGTTAAATCTTGACGCCTGTGTTTCTTTTGATAGGTCGTTTACTGCTTGTGCCAGTCTAGAGATATATGTTACATCTAGTGGTTGTCCACGCTCAGGTAAGGGAATTATTGCCATAGTGTATTAATTATACCATTAAACCGATATCGGATTCGAAGTAAAGTAATCGTTGTCTTCTGAATAAACCTTTGGGTAGGTGCTTCTGTGTAGAGACACTAATAGGCTAGATACTGATTCTGGAATAATAGTTTTATACTGATTCGTAAATGTAGTTTCCATATACTTCCAGTCTGCAGTTCCGTACTTAAAATAAATATCATACGATACAACTATCTGGTCTCCATTACTTGCCCATACCATATCTACAACTCTATTTGTTACAGAAACAGAGCATTCTATTGGAAGTACTGGCTCAACAGACAATGAATAGTAAGGTGACCACTGAGAGTATCTGTTTTTATCGTTAGACACAATCCTGTATCGTACAGAATACTTATTTGTTTTACCATTAAAGGAAGGTAGGTCTGCTTTTGTAACTGTAGCCTTTTTTATTCCTTGGTCAGCCATTAGACAACATCCAATCCAAATCTAAACTCAATGTGGTTTGTAGTGTTTGGAAGTTTTATAATTGGTTTTGATTCTGTATTTTTTATAATTGAATAGCCAGTTAATCCATATAGTGGATTTGAAGATGTAGTATTTTCTAATCTTAATGCGTCAAGACAAACATAGTAGTCGTCAGAGACTGCTCCATCTTTTATTACTGATACATAAAATTTTACTACATTGACAACGTTCCAAGTAAACCCAGAACTCTTAGTCAACTCTTCAAACTTTTTAACAGATACAAAATATCTTCCTGTAGCAAAATCTACATCTAAATCAGAATCTTTTATAACTGTTTCAAATCTTGCATACTGACTAGTATTCTCTGGATCAAGGCCAGTGTTATGAACATCTCCTTGAGCAAACTCTAACATTATTCTTATTTCATCTGGCTGGACATCAGACTCACCTTCTTTATTTATTAAAGAAAATGCCAAACGTATATCGTCTAGCGGTGATGCATTGTCAAAATCTAGTGATGCTCCAGTTAAATGTATATGATTACCTGAAGCAATCTGAAGTTTTCCGTCGGACAGCACATTGATAGTTGACATGTCTCCACGTATGGCCACCATGTTATTTAAAAATCTACACCTTTCTCCCCTTGCCTCACGCTTTGAAGTAGTAAAGATTGGGTTATTTGCATTTGTTTGAAAAGCAATTTCTGTTTTATTTATAACGTTATTTCCTGAGTTCAGTTCGGCTTCATAGGAAGGTATCGATGCTGGCTGACCTGTTCCATGATACTGCCAATTTTCTTCAGAACTAAAAGAAAAGATTGTTCTACTATCGTTTGATCCTGCAGAAGGGTTTGAACCTGCCGAGTAAACCCCTACCTCTGTTATCTCATACCTTTCTAAAGTTGGTAGTTCTGCTGTAAAAACAATCTTATTAATATTGTTTTCATTTACATACCCTCTTGAGGTTATTGGTACACGAAACATTTCAAAATCTAATCTTTCTTTATTGTCAAAACTGTAGGACATAGTACCGTTAGGACTTAAATCTTCTTGTGTAATAGCAACTCCTGTATAGGCAAATGAAACAGTGTTGGTTGTAACCTCTGTCACGTTATGGGATCCATTTAGTCTTATGTCTACCCCAGATACATAGACTCTTGAGCCAACTATAAATTTATGCGTTGGCACAGTTAATGTTGCTTTTGTTGTAGATGCTAACTTTTTTGTTACCGAAAATGCTAGTTTTGAAACTGGTTTTGCTCCACAACCAATGGCAATATAAGAAGCATACGCGGGTGCTTGCCCCACAAGATACTTTGCCAAGATTGCTTGACCTGTATTAGTTATCATTTTTAAACCTCACTAAGGATCAATTGTATCATCAAAAGTCTCCTCCTGGCTAAGTATTTCTATCTCAACCTGCTCATCAGTTTCAAGGTTTATTATATTTACAATTAGGTTACCTGTTGATGCCTCAATATATACGGTTTCTTCGTTAGGTCCCGTTCCTTTTTCTGGCAACTTTTTTTCAATACTTATTGAAAAATTTTTAAAATATGTGTCTGCTGTACCCTGAAGTCTAATAATATTATTAGAGTTATAGTCAAGCAATACATCTTTTAGATTTTTAATAATGCTATAGGCTATGTCTTGTCCATTTATTGCATCAGATCTTGATATATTTATGAGTTCGTGACCGCCAACGTCTTGAAAAATAACCTCTAGCATTATGTCCTCTGCTGCTGCAGGGTCTAAAGGTAGGTTATTTAATGCTAAAAGTGCTGGGTTTGCAATTTTTATTGCATCTTTTGCTGCCTGTGCTTTATCTGTTGCAGAGGCTTGATTTGCTCCTGAACTAACTGCCATTATAGTACCTCACTTAAAAAAACAGACATTTCTGGTCCATCAACACCTTTAGAATACTCTATATTGTATACAACAAATCTAGAATCTTTAAGAGCAACTTTGTTAAGGTTGTTTTCAACATAATCAATAGAAACTATATCTCCTAATTGAATCATAGGGTTTGCAAATATTTTTACTCCTACAGACTTTCTTGGCTTTGTAATTTTTTGTACTAGCCAAGACATTAAATTTTCAGCATCGTCTTGCGATTGTATATATGGAACATTCAATGAAAAATCTTTTTTACCATAAAGCATTCTGCTTGTTTTTATATCTTGGTAATTCCTTGTTGTCTTATTTACAGATGTTATTAAACCATCATCATCAAACTGAGGATCTGAAAGATTGCTGTTCTTTGAAAAATAATCATCAACACTAAATGTGGTTTCAGTTTGATCAGTAAATGTTACACCACTAATTCTTAAAGGGTTACCATTCTTTGAATCAAGATTTAGTATTCTATCTGTAGCATTAAATATTAGGAATTCTGCCCCGTACGATCCGCCTCTAAATCCAGAAACAACATATCCTCTTATATCATTAAATGTTGGAGTAATCCGAGCATATAATGCTGGGTAAGCCTGATCATATTTAAAATTAAAGGAGGCAGCCTCACGCATGATTGTTCCAAATTCATCAAAGTATAGGCTAAACTTTGTGGGATCTGAAGAACTAATTCCTGACAAGTACGATGACTGAACTGCTCCACTCATTGCGTATTTTCTCAATGAGTCATTTGCGCTTATTGTAGAATCACCAAAAGCACTTGATATTGGCGTGTTTAACTGAAATGAAGTATTTTGTGAATAGTTATTTGCTAAAGCATAAATATTTTCAAACATAACCCTGGAAGATCCTCTTACAAAAAGTGCCATGTTATTGTATACTGGAAGTGGTTTTTCATCAAAAACTGTACCAACTAAGTTATTATTTATATATAAAAAGAATTTTCTTCTTGACCCAACATCTTGATACTCTACAGATAGATCATAAACAGTTGGATCTTTTTCTGCTGCCATTCTGTACTGCCCTGTAAACTTTCCGTCATCTACAAATATATTTGCAAGTCCCTGGAACAATATAATTGGTACTGCACTTTCGTTGGCGCCTTGCTCTATTTTATAAAAAATAACATTGTTAACATTTTGTCTTTCTTTAGCGTTTAACCCTGTTGCTCCTAAAGCAATTATTTCAAAGTAGTATCCGTTGTTTGTTGATGGGTTAACCATAACTCCAAGACCACCAGAACCTCCAGATATTTTTATATCTTTATCTGCAGTTGTTCCTGGAACAATAAAAAGATCTGTTGCTCCAATAGCAGTTTGTCCACGGTTTGGATCATTTTCAATTTTACCTACAATTCTAATTCTTGTTCCAAAATGTTTAAAATTATTTAATAGTGGTTTATATATATATGAAATAAAATCTGCTGCTGGATCTGTTGATTTAAACCCTGGACCATTCATCACTAATGCTGAAGACTGAACTGTTCCAGGACTAGCAGTTGACATTGCTTGAAGGCTAGACTCTAAAATATATTTTGATGATAGCATGTTTTTAATAACTCCATTTCTGGATGCTTTTTGAGCAAAGGTATTTGCCAACACTACTGGAGTCGGTGGTGTTGTAGGCATGTTAATTCCAGCAGGACCAACTGCTGTTGTTGGTAATGTCTGATCTTTTTTAAACAAGTATTTAGATTCCATATTGCATCCACGGACGTTGTCATTATTTGACCAATAAGGATCTATTCCTGCTGAGTGGCTAACAACTGTTGTTCCAAACTGACCCCTACCATGTTTTGCTACCGCCCCATTTTTTAATCTACTAACAGTCCCTACATCTTCATAGTTTGGCTCAGAATAAATTCTTACTAGGCCAGTCGGATAGATTTTTCCATTAAATGGTAGCGATGAAAAATACTTATCATATTCTTGAACGCTGTTTATCCAAACATCGGTATCTCCTGGTACGTTATACTGAACAGCATCGTACCTTATGATTTCTCCATTAGAGTAAAAGTATCCATTATATCTTGTTACCCAGTAAACTGCCTCTCCAAAATCTATTGTATTGTTAACTAACCTACCACCAACAACGCTTGGTAAGGTAGCAGTCAAATCTGAATTTAAAGGAATGGCAGAAAGTGCATAACTTGACATATCGTTTACTTCTGAGTTAATTGATTTTGTATTTTCTGTTCCTGACACTTCCCAAATAGGAACTGGTTTGTATACCCAAAATCTTTCATTGTCAAGTAGGCCTGCTTCTCTGTAAGTCCCAACGCTTCTTTGTATACCTCTTGTTGTATAAGAGATCTTTCCATCATTGTATACCTTATTGTCTTGTTCACTAATCTCTATAATGTTTGACAATTTATCTTTTGTGTTTTTATTTTTAACTACCTCGACAGATTCTGAATCTGAAGAACCATAAAACGTTAGATCTGTGGGTCTTTGAGTTTCTGTTGGCATAATATATTCTTTGCTCATCATTACAAAATTATTGTATTCGTCGAAGAACATTGCCGTTTGTGTTGACAAAGCCAAGTCTTCTAGTATTTCAGCAACACTCTTTTCTGGTGGAACAAAAAAATATGGAATAACCATTTCTGATTCCCCGTCGACTCTCTTAAAAACATAATTAGAAAAACCAATTGAGTCTAATAGAATAGAAACGGCAACACTTAAAGATGTATTACTTAGCAAAAGTTCTGGAGCAGTTTGGGATTCAAAATAAGAATATAAATCTCTTAAGGATAAGGAAACAACTTTAGACTGATTATCTATTTTCGGGGACCCGTCAGAGTAAAGGGTTTTAATAGGAACATGATACTTTATATCTAAAGCATCTGAAAGTATTTCGTATATTTTTACCTGAATATTGTTTAAAGTATATTTAGAGATTATGCTGTTTGTGTTTAATGAATTAAAAGAGTCGTCAAAATCAAAAAGGTCTACGCTTCCTGTAGATGCAAGAAGTTGTCCTACTGGCATACCACTAACTCCAAGATCTGAAGCACTCTTATTTACAGAAAATGACTGGACCCTGTCGGATAGATCTGCTGCAAGTCGTGGAGAAAACTCTATCAAATCAAAAGAAGAATCAAACTTCTTCATGGTGTCAACTACAATTCTTATACCAGAAATATATTCAAACTCTTTATACTTTACTGAACCATTAAACATATAAGATTTTGGATTGGTTAAATCAGTAACAAAATTTGTAAAACTATTTACTTCTGAATCTTCAAGTTTCCACCCATAGACTGGAGTAAAAGTTTTCCACTGATCTGCATGCCATATATGATACACTCCAACATTTCCAGAGTTTTCAATAATTAAAAAAGCGTCACCATTTTTATTTTGAGATTCAGGAATTAAAGTTGCGGATGGTAACTCTCCAAGGTCGTTAAAGATATCTGAGTATACCTTTGGAACAATTAACCCATAAGATAACTCAACATAACCGTCTGGTCCAATAATACTTGTGTTATCTTTTCTTCTGTCCTGGCCTGAAAAGGATGCTACTTCAACCCAACTATTATTTTTTAATACCTGTATTTTCCAGTTTTCTGGAGTTGTTTGATTTGTTTCTCCAAAGTGTGGATCCGAAAATGAGTTTGTCTGGTTTGTATATGAACCAGAACTAAAAGTTCCTACGTTGGTTTGCATTTTTACAACAAGTCTATTTGCTGGAACCTTATCTTTATAAACAACAAATGGGGCTGTGTCTTCAATTGCATGCCTTCCATTTGCAGTTTTGTTTGCAATTCCATATTCTAAACCAGCCTCTGTTCTAAAAGAAGTCCAGTACTTGAATGGATCTTTTTTATCTGGCATATAGTATCTTGGTCTTTTTGCCATATTAATGTTTGGACTATGTAAAAACTTTCCTTGAACAAAACTTGCTTTGTTAATTCCAGATCTTGGTCTAAAAGATTTTAGGCAGTCTTCTAATGAATACAACATCTTAAGTTTTTCTTTATTAGTAGAAAGAAGTGTTGGAGTTCCGTTATCATCAAACCCTCCATCTATAACTACATCTGCATCTGTTGCTCCAGTATAATAATTTCCAAAATCTTTAGAGTCAAAGGTGTTTGGGATTGTTCTGTACGGAGATGTTGCTTGGCTGGGACGATACCTATAGTTTCCAACTTTTAAAATATTTGTAGCAATGTTCATATTCCACTCAAGTACGACTGAAGACTTTGTCTCAATCGATGAACTTGTCTCTATGTGGTTTAATAAATTTTTGTCTTGAAACATTATGCCTCTTCCAGCGTTAGTGACACGTTCCAAAAATCAAAGTTTAAACCACTTCTTTTTACAACTGAATAACTAAAATCTGAGAAGAATACTTCCACTACTTCGTTGTATTTATTTATATTATTAAATCTATCATCTACTGCAGTTCCACTTACATTCTCAAAATTTGTGTATTTATCATAGGCAAGATAGACCCAGAACGATCCTTTGTGGTTGTTATACCAATCAAGAATTTCTACTCCTCCTGCGCCTCCATCTGTTGTAAATTCTAGTGGGTTTGTTCTTGATACCGTTTTTACAAGATCAGCACTTCCTTCAGAACTAAACTTAGCATATGTATCGTGGGCTCTGGATGGAAGCATGTCCCAAGATACCGTTATCTGGAGTTTATCAGCAATGTGATATGACCTCATACGGCCATTAATCATTCTCTCCCTTTTTTCTATTCTAGTGGTACTAAAGGCTATGGGAGACCTATTATCATCAGAGAGTATTAAAAACTCCCCAGATCCCTCTGTGGAGGCTGCTAATGACCCTATCTCGTCTCCTGAAGGGATGTGGAATCCATCAATTTTGGTACCCTGGTTATCTGCAAAGAGCATTGCCTGTGGTCTTTGATATTTTTTACGACCAGACATATATAGATTATTTGTCATTAAACTCTAACTCCTCTAATTTTTTGTGAATCAACGCTCTTTATTTGAGTCATTACTGCTCTTGCAATTTCATCTGGGTTGGAATCAGATTTAACATTTACATTGATACTGTAATTATACACTGACTCTCCTACAGTTGAGCCATTATTTATTGCTTTCATTGTGTCTGCTCCATGGGATTGAACAGCATATCTGCTCATAACAAACTCTCCTGGAGTTAGCATTGCTGGTACTGTATCAGTTCCCATTGCATAACCTCCGCTAACAAATTTTTCAGGTATTATTCCACCCTTTGCTTTATAATAGAGGTTGCCATCGTTGCCCTTTCTTATGGCAGCACGTCCAATTGAACTGATAAGTGCTTCATCGAGGTAATTTCTATATACATCATCGGGACCATATCTAATATTACTTATTTGCGCTGCAAGAGTTCCATCGTCTCTAAAAATGGTGCCACTTTGATTTAATGGAAAGATAAGTCTACCTGTAGGCTCTGTGAATGCTGGAGTGTCTGGCTTAGAGATTACATCAGGGTCTTTGGTAACGCGTGACCAGGTACCACGTAACCAATCAAACACTGACCTGGACGGCTCTGTCGTGACTGTGTCTGGCTTAGGAATTACATTAGGTTCTTGGGCTCTACGCATCCAATCCAAAAAGTCCTCCCTGGACGACCTTAGCGGTACTGGATCTGGCAGCGCGGGTGTGCGTATGGCGGGAGGTATTGTTCTTATATTTAGCCCAGGACCCAGCCTCTTTATATGATCTTCAAATACTGAACCAATCCCAGATGTTTTTAATGCTTCTAAAATTGCTAAGTTTATTGGAAGTGGTCTATCTACAACTATCTTATCTGGCATAATCCCACCTATTGCCGTTGAGTATCCCTTACCTTCCTCAGTTCTATAAAGTGAATGTTTTAATCTAGAAAATGTTGCAGCATATTCGTTTAGCCATCTCATAATCCCCTGATCCTGATATGCTTTTAGAGTTTGTGCCATTCCAATTGTTCCAGTAATAGAGTCCCATGTAAGGCTTGCAATTGGTGTTCCGCTAACTAGATCAGTAACAGCAATCTTATGTGCTGGCCCAAGTGCTTCACCAAGATGTCCACTGATTGAAAAATTTTCAATACCTGGTATAAGCCTGCTTTCGTCATCTAATTGACTAACTTTTCCTGGATAAAAATGATAGCCATACTCAATTCCAGATTTTGGAGCCTTGAAAGTTCCTGACTTTGGGGTGAGAGCCGATAACTCTTGAACCAGTGTGGAATATTTAGCACTCATTAATGATTCTATTGGGGTAAAGCCACCGCTATTGGCTAGTTCCATGGCATCCTTTTGTGCCTTTTCCCAAGGAGAAAGTTCTATTCCCTTTTTTTGTTTTATGGTTGAAATTATTTTAGGTATTGTAAAAGAATTTATTTTTGGAAACATTGATGCTACCCTAGTCATTAAAGGATTTTGCAAAATATTTGGAACAATACCTTTAACTCCAGAACTAATTGCATTTGTTGCTTTACCAAAAAGTTCTTTTAGACTTTTAGTTATTGGGTTTTCTTTAGTTGTTACGCTTTTTTGTACTAAACTTGGACTATTGAAACCTTCAGGACCCATGGCATGTACTGTAGTTTTTGGAGTAAATGCTTTTGTAGTACTTAAATATGCACTAGATCCCAAGTTTGATGCTGCGCCTAGTCCTGCCTTTGTACCGTAAGATAAAGATCCAGTTGGCAAAAGTGTTCCTAGTGCTGGAACTCCTTTTGTTGCTCCGTATGCACTAATAGCAGATCTTGTTAATCCACTTCCTAATGCTCCGCCTACAAATAGGGATCCTACATTTAATCCGCTCATACCAGTTTTCATTGCAAATGCTTTATTTGCTTCTGAATCCATTCCTGCTGCTCGCAGTGCTGCAATTGCATCATATGTATCTTGATTATTTTTGCTAATAAATTTAGGCTCAGGCAATGAGGTTCCAGTGAGTTTTTTAATTACAAAGCCAGTCGGTGACTTATCACCATACATAAGTTGCGAGTTTAAATGAGCAAGCCATTCAGCAGATCTTCCAGTTTCTTTCACTGCTTCTGCTATGAAGTTTCCTACTTTTTTATACCAAGGTTTCCGTGCTTTATAATCACTTGCCATATGACCAGCAGATAAATGCCTGTGCCCTACTTCACCACCGTCGTGTAATCTTTGAACATTGATGTCGTGCAAAAAGTCTTTTCCGTACTTATCAACTGAAGATTTTTTAATTACAAACTCTCCAGGCGTTAGCATTGCAGGAACAGTATCTGTTCCAGAAGCGTATCCTCCAGCAGCAAAATGTTTTGGAACTAAACCACCAGAAGCATATCCTCTCTTTGCATATCCTTCAGCCTTTGCTGCATTTTGAAGATTTTGTTTTTCAAGAGCATTAGTTCTTAATTTTTCTGCAACTGCTGACATTGTTGCAGCACGTGCTGCTACATTTGCTATATAGTCAGGACTTACTGAATTTGATGTAAGTTCGCTTATAGAATCTATTGTGCTAGAATTACTTACTGTGTTAAAAGTTGGATATCCCATATCTCCTGCTATGCTTGGTACTGGAAGTGTCTGGTTTGCTTCAAAAACATATTCATCAAGTAACTTGGAGAAATTATTACCGCCCACCCATTCATCGAACGGCCCACTTCCTAAAGGAATATCTGGTGACGTGTAATACTTGTGTCCTACGTGGTAATCAACCCGCTCAAATCCACCCTTTCCTGGAATATTAAGTCCTAATGGTTTAACTTCTTTTAAAATATAATTAGTATAAGGAGCAAGCAACTGCTCTGTAGCGGTAAGGTCAGCAACAGTTCCACCCATACCAAAATCCATTAAGTTTTTAAGACCTCTAACATCTGGCCCAAGTTCAATTCTTGCTACAGCGCCTGCCTCTCCTCCACCAGTACCACCTTGATTTGCAATATACTTAGCCCAATCTAAACTTTCTGTTGTAGATTTAATATTTTCTGGAATCCAAGATTCTCCTGGCTTTATTCCTTGGCCAAACCACATAAATGGTGCAGCATTTTTAAGATCATCTGATCTTGGTGCTGGCTTTCCAGAAGCCTTTATTAAATCTGCTGCATTTGGCAACCATCCATGTGCATAGGCTGCTCCTGGTGCTAGAACTTCCATTGGATGACCCCACTGTTTCATCCAGTCTAAACCGTTCATCATTCCAAGGGTGTTTGGCATCATTCTAAAGCCTGCAATATCTCCCAAGTCTTTATAACTTAATCCCCTATAAACAGTCATAGGCTTACCAATTTTTCTTAGATTTGCTATAAGATCTATTGCCTCTTTGTTTGTGCCTTGTGCTGTTGTTGGATGTGTAGTATATTCTCCAAGTGTTCCAAAAATATCTGGAGGAACGTCGTACTTTAGACCTAAAGCAATTCGCTCTTGATCTTCAACTATCCAGCCCTTACGATAATTTATTAGATTCTCTGCTTCTTGTCCAACTACAGGCTCTTTTGTTCCTGGATGAAGGTAAGTACCATTTTTTAATTGTTCAATTTCTTTTATGTTTGTTTGAATATTTGCTTTATACTTTTCAATCATCTCTATTGTATCTTTAGACAATGAAGGTTCTGTATTTGGCTTTGAAGTTATCTTAGGTGCGTTTAACTTGGTCGATAGTTTGCTAAACATGTCAATGCCCTGGTTTGCAAGGAAATTTTTTGCACCTTGAGGAATTACCTTGCTAACTAAGTTCATTGCTGGCTTTAATAATTTCATTACAGGAATAGGAATAACAGATAATGCAGCCGTTAGATTATCTCCAAGATTAGATTTCATTTCTTTACCCTGAAGTTTTGCCATGATCATTCCGTGTGGTCCGCCAAATTTTACAAGGTCTTGTATAGTCTTTCCAATTGATGGTAATCCAAAGAAGTTAGCGGTTTGTTCCCAATTGGATTTTCTAAATATTTCCCTGAACCCTGCAGGATTTCCATCTCTTGTTAGTGCTTTACCCTTAAAAGTCATTGACCCATCTGGGTGATGGATATGTCCTTCTGGAGCGTTAGGGTGTGGAGGCCTTCCTACCATTCCGCCATCATGCATCATTAATGGATTAACCATTCCACCTCTAGAGAATAGTTGTAGGCCACCAGCACGATATACCCCACTACCAATACCGCCCGTAGAAGCACCAGAACCTGCATAACGGTCTGGAGTCTTATCAATACCCATTCCTGGGCTGCTAGATGCCTTTGGCTGCTCTGCTAGTTGATGGAAATAGTCTGAGAAATTTGCGACCTTGCCACTAAATGGAAGTCCTGGTATTTCTGTTCCGCCCCATGGATCTTTTCCTGTAGTATTAAATATTGGCTTTCCATTTTTATCAAATCCGATTGGAGAGCCTTCGTATAGTCTTTCTAATTCTCCCCAGTATCTTCCTTGTGGACTTCCAGTAGGCTGGTTGTTAGCATCGTAGGCAGACTTTGGTTTAATATCTAATGAGGGGCCAATTCTACTAATTATGTCAAGTACTGCTGCTGGGGTTATAGATGCAGTCTTTTTTGGATACTTTTTGTCATTGAGGTTTTTAAAGAATTTTGATCCATACTTCTTTACCGCAGATTTTTTAACTACAAACTCTCCAGGAGTTAACATTGCAGGAACTGTGTCTGTACCACGAGCAAGTTTTCCTGTTTCAAAATATTCTGGTTTAACCTTTCCTCCAGTAGCAAGGTATTGGAAGGTATTTTTATTTCTTCCTCCAGGATTGTTTGAGTCAGAACTAGGAAGTGTTGCATTATAGGCTATCTGTGCAGCAGCAAGTCTTGCTTTTGCGTTTTCAAGTCTTACTCCAGCATTTCTGACACCATATGCATTTCCCAATTTAACTGCTGCATCAAAATCTTCTTGAGCACTATCAAGTGCTGCTTGTGCGTGATCTAATTCTGCAACCACGCTGTCAAATTTTTCTGCTGCTGCAACATCTTCTGCAGTGCTTTCTGGTGCTACATAAGCAGTTGCACCAACTCCACCAATTTTATTTATTGAATCTTGAACTGATCCATTGCTTGGTATTGCCCCTGCATATAGAGACATTGTTTGAAGTATGTTTGTCCAGGTGGAGTCTATTTCTCGTATTGATTGTAGCAAACCTGCAAGATCTTTTGAACCATTTAGAGCCTTGAATGCTGCTGCTGCGTAATCTAGTTTTGCGTTAATCTCCCCCCATGTATCTCTTGTCTCACCAAGAACTGTAAGTTCTGCTATTTGTTTATTTATTCTGTCCTGTATAACTGAATTTTCATAAATAAGTTTGTCTATTCTTTCTTGAAGTGGCTCAATAGATTCTTCTTCAATCTTAAAGATTGCGTCTTCAAGTTTTCTAATACCACGAAGTGCCAACTCACGACTTTCTTCGTAATTATATATCTGATCTTGTTTGCCAATAATCATTTCCAATATAGAAAGTCTGGTTGGATTGTTTTCCATTTCATAAATTTTTTGTGCATTCTCATATTGCTTTTCACTTATTTGTTCTGCTGTTAATCCTCTTTGTGGACCTACAAGAGCGTTAAGTTCATTTTGTCTTGCTTGCTCTAAAGCATCTGATTGATCTGATGCAAACTGTGATGCATTTGCTTCTCGCATTGCCTGTACAGCCTCGGCTGCTGCAGAAATATCTCCTTTTGAAAGAGCATCTGCTAAATCAAGTTGATTGCTTTGTTGCTCTACAATATTTTCATTAATCTTTTGAATCTCTGAAAGAGCCTCTGCTTGCTCATCATATCTTTTATTTACTTCATCTGCTGCATGATTTATAATTTCTAAATCATTTGAAAGAATGCTGCTTTCATCTTGAATCTTTTTAATAGCACGATCACCAAATAATGGGTTTGTTTCTAGGTCACGAGTTAAATCATTTATCTCTTCATTTAAATCTTCAATTGGTCTTGTATAGGCTTCTTCAATTTTTCTTTGACCATCTTCTATTTTGTCATTAAGTTTATCAATCTCTTGTTGGAATCCAGCAATAAGAAGTTGTTTGTCTGAAATCTCTTTTTCATTTTTCTTAATTAACTTGGCATCATCACTAAAAAGTATTAGTCCTTCTTGTGCTGCGAACAGTTCATCAACAAGTTGTCTTCCATTTTGAGATGCTTTTTCTATATCTCCATTATTAAGTGCAACCTGAATATCAATAATCTTTCTTGCTTCAATACCATTTAAATAATCTGCAATTTCTTTAGAATCTAGTTTTCCATCTTTTAAATCATTGACTAAAAACTTTGCTAGTTTTGGATTTCCAAGAACGGCATCAACTTGGTCAGTACTATATCCAAGTTCTTTCATTTGAGAAACAAGGTTTGGCATGTCTGCATATAGTCTAAATTCTTCATTTGCCTTAATTGCATCATTTAATGCTGCTTGGCGCTCAAGAGCAGTGGTTGATTCTTTAATGTTTGAAATATAAAGTTTCCAGTCTGGGTCACTACTTGAAATTGCCCCTGCTGCAATGGCTGCTGCTTGAGACTTATCAGCAACAACTTCTAAAGCCTGGGCTGCGCTTAATCCGTTTCCAATTAAAATGTTGTATGCCTTGGATTGATCTTGTATATCTTTTATTGTCTCTTCATTAGCAAGATTAAAGGTACCAAGGTTTCTTTCACGGTATCCTTGGTCAGCAGCCAAGCCAGTATCAGTTAGTCCAGTAATTGTATCCTTTGATCTTGGCTTATCTTTTTCAAAAGTAAAGAGGGCTCTATCACCTGTTAATTCTGCTACCTTTGAAAATTCTTCTGCAGACATAGAATCAATTGCTTCTCTAAAGTCTTTACCAACGCCAAACCTTAAAAGTCTATTTTGAATACCATCGAATAAATTAAAAGCATCTTTTTGTGTTTTTTTATTTGTAAATGCTTCAAGCAATGACTTTACTGGAGTAAGAGCATTAAATGCATTGTCTCTTACCTGCTTTAATTGCATAGCCAATGGCTGTAAGAACTCAAGTGGGTCAGCCACCTTTACAGGAGGATCTTGACCCTCATACTCAACACCAAAGATTTCTTTAAACTTGGCTGGATTTGCAGCAAAGTAAGCGGCTGCCTTTTCTTTAGCAGTTCTATCCATCGCCCAACTTGGAATCATTCCCTTTTGCATTAATTCATTTGTTTGAATCTCGCTTGTAGTTCCAGCAGCCTGCAAATAACCCTGCAGAATCATATCATCTGTAACCATTGTTTCAAGATTAAGCAACATTGTTGCTGACATTGTAAGGCCATCTCCAACAAGCGCTTCCCAATTATCTAAAATGTATTGATATCTTGGATCTCCCCCTAATTTCGGGTCTGCCATTATTTTTAATTCAGCCTTTGTTACGCCCTTTTTCCCGCCTAATGCTTTTACCATGTCTGCAATTCTTTGAACTTTTGCCACACTATTATCATTAACATCTAAGTTAATACCATAGGTTTCTTGTATTTGAGACAATGCAGCAACTGCTTCTTTAATGCTATCTATCTGTTCTTGTCTATCCCCTCTGGCTTTTGCTCTTTGTTCATCAGTTGTAGCGTTTTTCATAGCAGCGTCATACGTTGTTGTATCATTTATCATTGCTGTAACATTGGTTTTTTGATCAGTACCAAGTCCAGCCTTTGACATTAACTGTGAAAAAACAGATGCGCCTGCAGCGTCACCTTTAAAAGTAGTATCAACTAAAATATTATATTCTTTTTGGAATGGTTCATTACTAAGTAAATCAATCAAAGTCATTGGATCGATTAAGTTACTTGCAAACTGCAACTGCATTTCTGTTTTAAATGCACTATCTGCCATACCCTCTAGTTGTAGAAGTGCTGCATCTTTAAGTGCTGCTTGTGGTCCTTTTGGATATAACTCATCTACAGCGCCTTTAATGGCAGCATTCCAAGCATCTTCTCCAATTTTATCTTTAGATGCTAAGATTGTATTGATTTGATTTTGATTTTGTGCATTTACACCATCAAGTGCTGCTCTTCTTTCTTCCTGAATTTTTGCTCTTTCTTTTTCAGTTTTAGCACTTTTTAGTCTAATGTCATACTGTTTGTTTAATGAATCTATTATTTGCTGATTGTTTGCTAATTCTTGAACCATTAACTGTGCACCAGCAGTTTGAATTTTAAGTGATGCTGCCTTTGCATCTCTTATCTGAAAGTATGCAGAGGTTGTACCAAATGTAAGAACAGACAAGGCTTTATCCATTCCACTCTTTTTGGGATCATACCAGTCCTGATAAATGTATGGATTTATAGATTGTTGCACCTGATGCCATGTACCCTTTTCTCCCTTTCTTGCTGATTCAGCAGATGCCATGGTTCCACCTGGGCCGATGAGTGTTGATGTGTTCTTATTGCGGTCAAACATACTAAATTTACCAAGTGCACCGCCGACGATTGGGCCAAACTGCTGTGAAACCGATCCAATTCCACCAAAGGCATTTAATGCATTCCAATAGGAAAAACTTTGTCCTGATGCATAATCAACCATCTTTTTAGAAGTCTCAAAAGTTTTTTTATCAATATCTAAAGCAACTTGTAGTGGATCCTTTTTAATATTTTCTCCGTTAGGACCAGTAATTTGAATTATTTCCGCAGCAATATTTGCAGATAGAGGATAGTCTTTTAACTCATTACCTATTGCCATAGCCAAACTTCTTGCTTGATCTGAGTCTATGACACCGCTAAGCATTGCTGCAGACAGTTGAACTCCCATGTTTTTTCCAATATCAGCACTTGAGAATCCTGCTTTTACCTGTGCTTCTATATCTGCAAGTAGTGATTTTCCAAAGTCTGACTCAAGTATTGTTTGTCCAACTTTGCGTTGTTTTTCATTTGCTCCAACAAGTAGATCTGCTCTTTTTCTGTCTGCTGATTCAGATGCTGAAACAGTGTTAGTGATTTTTGATAATTCAATTAGTTTGCCCTTAGTCATAGACATGGCATTACCTAAAGCAATACCTTCTTTTTTGGCCTTGTCTAGTGCCATGTTAAATGCAACAATTGCTCCTACTGCTACCATAAGTCCTGCAGCAACGGCTCCTGCAGGGTTTGTAAGCATTGGAGCCAATCCTGCTACAGCAGATGCACCCATTGCTGCCATACCAGCCTTTTCTTGGCCAGCCATCATTAATCCCATGCCTGCAGTTCCAAGAGCCATAGAAACGCCACCAGAGTATCTACCTACTTTCTCCATCCTGTTTTGTCTTACTGTTTGACGATCTAATTTTTTCTGTTGCTTTGGAGATAATGCATTCTTTTTGGCTTCATTAGCAGCCTGAGTTTGTAAACGAATATTTGCCTTTGTAATTTCTGTTTCAGTTCTTTGTGTTCTTATCTTTTCAATTGCCCTTGTAATTTGAGTCTTAGTTAGTTTATTTTCTTTTGCTAATAGTCTTGCCTTTTCAGCAAGTCCAGCATTAATTCTTTTTTGTGCTGCTTTGCTTAGTTGATCCGATGATGTGATTTTTCCTACGCTGGGGTCTCCATCAATTTTTCCAGGCATAGAGAATGTAGGAATTTTTGCAAAACCTCTGCGGAAATTTAAAAGTTGGCTTCTTGTTACAACGCTTTGATTTGGTCCTAATGATGTTGCTCTGGTATCTAATCGGCTTCCGCTGTCTGCTACTGCTCCAACAGGTTTAGGAGTAGTGTTAGCATTTGTTAATCTTTGTTCTTTTACTTTCTTAGTCTTTGGATTAACAGTTATCTTAGTTTCGTTATTAGGATTTACTAAAACCTGGTCTGCTGATTGTGCTGCTAAATTAAGTAATCTACCTGGCTGGAATCGTGGGTCTGATATTAGAGTTCTTAATGCTTTAGGAACTCTTTTATCTGCTATGATTAAATCTGATGGAACTTTGTTTCCCTTATCTTTATGATTAATAACTATCTGATCTAATTCTGCGGCTTTAGCAAGAAGTGCTCTTTCATTTGCATTCGTTGGATGCTGTTCTTTTGCCATAAAGTCTGCTGCTCTTCTATATTCTTCTACATCTGATAATCCTAAAATATTATTAGGGCCATTCCAATCAAGGATCTTGGAACTTCTTCTGTCTGCATTTAGATAATTATTTAATAATCTTGTATCATATAAAGCCTCTCCAGTTTTCATCTTTAGAGCACCTGATGTTGAACCAGTAACTTCTTTTTTTATGTGTGAAAGATTTTCTTTTAATCGATCTTTAACCTCCTCTGGAGACCACCCATCGGCAAGCATCTGTTTTCCTGTTATCGTTGTAAGCGGATTTCCAACTCTTTTGTTGTATTCTTCTATTTCTTGTTTTGCAAAAGGTTTTACAATCTTGCTTGTATTTCCAAGACCTCCTCCTGACTGTTTTCCAGTGGATCTTAGTGTTTTTGTAAAAGCACCAAGGTCACCAAATCTTCCAGTAAATTTTTTATTAGCAACAAATCTGCCCTTATCATCTGGCTCAGCACCCATTCTGTAAAGAAGCATATCTCTAACTTCTTGAGATGTTCTTGCCCACTTTGCTCTTCCTTTAGGGTCTGATGCAAATGCATCCATATCGTCGTCATGGACATATTTAGTTACTCCATCGATATTGACTGGAGTCATCTTATCAAGTTCGTTTAAAAATGTTGTTTGTCTTGGTGAGGAAAAACTTTGTGAGCCTCCTGTTGGTGGAACGTTATCAACCTTTCCACCGAACCATGCTGCCTTGATAACTCTTGCTCTATCTGGATCTATAGTCTCTAGCCTGTCTAAAAATTGTTTATTGACAGTACCCTTTAAATTATCTATAGATGACTGCTCTTCGCCAAGTGATGCTAAAGAGTATCTGCTAAGTTGTTCTCTTTGTTCAACACTTAATGATTCAGGATTAATACCCCTAATTGCCTTTATAACACCATCTCCTGCACGAGCATGCATAGGCTGTAGTGCTGCCCAATCTGTCTTTGCTCCATCCTTAAGTCTTTGAAGCATATTTCCATAAACAATTTTTTCTTCTGGGCCTAGGTTCCAAGTCTTAAGAAGGTTTTCTAATCTTGGAATTGATTTACGAATCTCTGCTTTTATTGCTGTGTCGTACTGGGCTGGAGTCATTGAGGCTGCTGTTGCAGAAGTTTCTTGTGCAAAGAATTTCTTTGCTCCTCCCTTTACTCCAAGAAGGTTAACAATTGCTTGCTGCTCCATGCTTGGCATGACCTTAGCAAAATCTCTAAATCCAGATGCTCTATCAAATACTCCAGCAGTTCCAACATCTGACAAAACATTACCAGACAAGTTTGGTCTTTGTAAATCCTTATCTCCTCTTAATGTTGATGCAACTAACTGCTTAACCATTTCAGATTTTGAAAACTTGCCAGTCGTAGTAGCAATTCTTGGATCATATGGAGATTCAATAACTATAAACTTTCTTTGGCCTGTTGGGTCTGTTGGGTCCATCATTGTTCTAATAGTTTGTTTTGGAGATACAAGTCCATGAACTTCTCTAGCAATTTGAGTAGCACGAACTTCTGCTAATGCAGTCTTTGCATCTATTGTTGGTTTTACTACTACTATTTGTCCGTTAGATTTTCTGTATACCCCGCCAACTCCACGTGCAGGGAAACTTCTTCCTGAAAATGACTGAAGCATTGTTCCAAAATCTGTTGGTGGAACAGATCCAAATTCTCCAAGTCTTACCTGATTTGAGATCTTATCTAAAATTTGTCTAGACTGTGTGGCTTCGGAAGAACTCTTTGGCATACCAATAAAAGTTGGACCTGTTTGCTTTTCTGGATGAGGGTCAGAGTATCCTTGACGAGCATCGTTTATTCTTCTGTATCTTGCTTGCTGTGCATCTCTTACTGCTTTTGGTCCAGGAGATAGTGGAACACCCTTTCCAGGTCCACCAGGAAGTCTTCCAGCCATAAACCCTGGTACCTTATCTTTAAACATTGCACTAATAAGGCCTCTGTACTTGTTTGTAGTCTTTGTTGGAATAACTGCTTCTCCTGGAGAAAGCATTGCTGGAACAACATCTCCTGCACCCTTTGGACCAGGGACACTAAGTATTCCAGTCTTATACCTTTTTACTGGTGGCAAACCTCTTACTGCATTCATTGCACCAGGTTTTCCTCCTGCAAACAGCGCTGGGTTTTGTGAAGCCATTGCTCTCATCTGAGTGCTTAGTGCACTGTAAGATGCAGCAAGACCAGATACAGCAGTTTTTTCAACATTAAATACTTCAACTAGCCTTGTGTGTGTTTGGTGAAGTTGACTAGAAGATGCAGCATTTTCAATCTGCTCTTGTGTCATATAGTTAAAGCCTGCGCCCATTATATTTGTTTTTCCATTTAACTTAGCAATACCGCCACGAAGCATTGCAAACAGTTTAATTCCATTTGCAACTGCGTTCATCAAAAGACCGAAAGTCATTAGCACTACTGGTCCAAGACCTGCTACTGCTCCAACTACTATTGCAATAATTTTCTTTGTTTTATCTCCAAGACCATTAAACTTTTCAAATAGTCCACCAAAAAATTTAACTACTGGGGTTAAGGCTTCAAGAAATATTTTTCCTAAAGGCATAATGTCTTGTTTAAATTGCTCTATTGCTGCCTGAAACTTAACTCCAACAGAGTCTTCAATCTTTCCCATTTCTCGCTCAGATAGGATTGCTAATTCTTCTACTGAGGATCCTGCTAAACTAAGAGCACGTGATGCTTGTGAACTATCTTTTGTTACATTTTGAAATAGTGTTGATAAACGAGAAAATTGAAACTTACCAAACATTTGTTCAATTGCTCTTGCACGATTAAGTGGGTCAAGTGTATCGAGTGCCTGTGCAAAACCAATAATAGTATTTTGTAAATTTCCAGCATTTGCCTCAACAATACCTTTTATATTTATTCCAAGATCTCCAAGAAATGCTGCTGCTTTTTTAGATGGGTTAATCATAGAAGCAAGACCAGACTTTAATGCGTTTGCTCCTTCTGCTGCGTTAATTCCACCTTCCTTCATTGCTGTAAGGAAAAAGGCTAGGTCTTCAACACTTCCACCAAGTTGTTTTATAATTGGTGCTGCTTTTGGAATTGCAATAGTTAAGTCTTCAATAGATAGAACAGTTTGGTTTTCTACTGCGTTAAGAAAGTCAATCTTTTTGGCAAGTTCTTCACTAGATAAACCAAAAGCATTTTGCAAAGAAATAGTAGTTTCAAGTGCTTGCTGCTGCTCTATCTGTCCAAGAACTGCTAACTTTGTTGCTGTTTCAACTTGTGCTGTTAATGCTCTACCTGTAAAGCCTGCTGCTGCTGCAGTTGCAGCCATGTCCATAGTATCTTTTACTGCTACACCATATTTAGTATATTCAGTTGCCAGAGCCCTGATATTTTCTACGGCTAGATTTATTTCTGATTCATTAGTAAAAGCATTTCCATAAACACGCTTAAACTTTACAATCGCTGTTTCTAATTCTCTAAATGATTTTGCTGCTGCTGCGCCAAATAAGACAAGTGGCATTGTCATACCAACCATCAACTGTCGTCCAGCCCATTGAGTATTCTTACCAAAGTTAAGGAGTTGTGTAGATCCCTGCTTTAATAGTTGATTAAGGAACTGCTGTCTTTGTGCAGCATACTGTATTCTTGTTCCAAGTTCTGTAAACTTTCCACTAGCCATTTGAAGGCTTTTTGGCATAATTCTAATTGCATCCATAAATCCAGCATTGGATTTGTTCATCTGAACGTATTGGGCTTGTAAGGCTTTTACTCTATCTCTACGAGCACGATTTATAATTTCTCGTTCTTGTGCAAAAGCCTTGCCCATAACACGGGTATTGGCAGTTGCTGCTGCCATGGTGTATCTATAATATTCACGAAGTGATAGTTTGTTTTTTTCTAATGCAGATGTAAAAGCCAGTGTGCTTCCAGCAACTTTGACTTGACTTGCAGAAAATTTTCCTGTAGCCCCAACAGATTGAATCAGTTGTGCATTTAAACCTTTTTGAGCATTCGCAGCAGCCAGGTTGCCCTCAGCAAGTGACTGATGGAACCTGCTGAGGCCTGCCTGTAGACTACGTAGTTGTGCAAGAGCAGCAGCCGTATTAAAATTAATATTTATATTAGAATTTACATCTGCCAATTCTCAATGCACCTCTTTTAGTTTTTTTATTTGTTTAAAGAACTTAGCAATGTTGACGACTCAGAGTTTTGAAGTCCTGATGCCACATCGATAATTTGATAAACAGTTGGAAGATCTAAAATTTCTTCTAGCGCTTCCTTGCTTTCTGCCAACTCTGGCTTGAACTGCTTTAGTGCTATTTGTGCACAATCAATGAGTATGTCCATTGACTTTTCGTTATCCTCTGAGGCCTCTGCCAAAAGAGAGAACTTAGCCATAAATGGTCTAAGCAGTGATAACTTAAGTGGTCTTGCTACAATCTCTGTGCCATCCATTAGTGTGATGGTCTTGCCATCTGTATTTTTTGTTGTTAAAGGCTTGTCAGCCATAGTTTTCCTCCTTGTAGGTTAACAATTAATTATACCATGCTGGAAGGTAAAATTAATCTATTTTTTCGTAACCTAGTCCCATTCCGATTCCAAAACCAGCCTTTTGTGCATTAACTCCTTGAAGAGCAACAATGTCTCTAGAGTTTGTTGCCTCTCCATTACTAAATACCCTGGCTTTCATATCTTCCCAGGCATTGCTTTTATTGCTTGCTTTGTCTAAGTCAACCCCTTGCATTGCAGCAAGAAACTTTTTATTAGAGTAGTCAAGATCTCTTTTTACTTTAAGGGTTGCCATTATTTCTGGCATTGACATAGATGATTCTAATTCGTCGTAGTCTTTCCAAATTCCCAGCAAAAATACCTCTGCTTCTATCTCTGCTAAATCTAAGTCATCCCACGAAGATCCACTCTCTGTTGCTTGAGATTTTACTGGCTCTTCAGACTTTTCATTTATTTTTATACCTGCTGAAAAATCTAACAATTTATATACTGTTGGCATGTCAATATTATCTTCCAATTGTTCTTGAGTCTTTATACTTGGGCAATATTGCCTCATTGTAATTGTTGCACATTTAGCAAGATAGAACATTGCCTCATCATCATTTTTAGAGGTTTTTACATTTTCAAATTCATCTAAAAACAACTTTAAATATTTTATTTTTAAAGGGGTAATGTACAGTTCTGTGCCATCAAATAGTTCTATAATTGATGTTTTGTATATTTCTGTAGGCATTATATAAGTATACCAAACAGAAAGGCCCAACCCCGAAGGATTGAGCCTCTCATGTATTTAGTTATTATGCTGGGGTATAAGTGCGATCTACGATCTTACCGTATGATGCATTATCATTTGGAAGAAGACGGAATGATACTTCGAACATTGTCGCTTCATCTCTCTTTGCTGATACTGATACGCTCTCAATTGAAAGTGCACGGTATGCAACGTAGACGCGCTCAACATTGATTGCTGCGTCTCCAGTTCCTGGACCAACTGCTACCAAACCACGCTCAACTGGGACATCTCCGATGTCTCCTGCTGAAAGGTTAAGTGTTGGGTTGTTTGAAACTGTTGCTAGATCTGTGTTCTTACCTGCTAATGCAAATAGGAGATTCTCTAGTGTTGATTCTGCGAATGTAGTATTTAGGTTTACCTGCATGCCTTGCTTGAACAACTTAGCAACGTCAAGAACCTGGTCTACTGCTACTTCACCGAAATCTGGCTGGAATTGTATTTCCAAACCATTCATTGTGTATCCAACGTTACGGAAGTCTGCGTCATCTTGGAGAGTATCCTTGTATGAATCGCCTGCTACGTATGCTGGAAGATCTGCGTCTGTGAGTGAGCCATCTTCGTATGTGAAGAGTGCTGCTGCACCAACGATAATATCGTTAGAACTACCACGTGTATATGCCATTTATTTCACCTCTTTTTTTTCTTTTGGATTAAAAGGGCTTGTTTCCTCACCCTAATTATACAGCCCTTTTTTAAGGGTTTAGTGAGTTAATTATATCCTGCATTTGATGATAATCGTAGTCAATGATTACCTTGTTACCGCCATAGGTTCTGGCTGTTCCAAAGTCAATAAGGTCTCTAACTTCTTCAAGTTGGTATACCTTGAATTTGTGGAAATAAAACTTGTTAGACATCCCGTCGATAACCTTACCCTTGGCCCAGGAATTAATGTCTTCTGCGGTTTCGTCTTCTCTATCCATGAGGCGAAGAACCGCTTCTTGAATCTTTACCATGCTTTCAGTGACGTCATTCTGAGTAGCATAAAAATAGTATAGCAATTGTTCACATTTGATATGTGGGAATGGAGACCTTCTCATTCTAATTAATCTGTCGTATACGGCAACAACACCTTCATATGATGCTCTTTCATCATTGATGAGAATCCATTGCTCCGTTAAGTCATCGATTGTGTTTGGCAATGTTGGGAAAAATGGTATTGCAATCTCTGTATTATTAAAAATCTTTTCCTGCAGATATCTGTTTATCCACAATCCTGGCGTGTTTAATGTTGATGTTGACTCTGTCATTATCTAAGCCTTCCCGCATCTGCTACCCAGCGATAACCAGTCTTTAATCCTAAAGATCTACCGCCTTGCTTTGCTGATGCCATGTTCTTTTTATAAGTCTGTGGATATTGAAAGTATTGAAGCAATCCGCTAGAATTTAAGAACGATTGTCTAAAGTATACACCAAAAAAATTACTAACAACCTTATCAAACTGGCCCTGTGTTTGTCCACCAGGGTTGTCCACAATCACTTCTCTTGGAGTATAGACCTCTTCTCCATTTACTTCAAACCTTAAGAAGGTTGCTTTTTTAGGTCTAATAGTAATTGCAACACCCTCTTCCATAATCTTTGCCTTATTATAGAATGGCACCTTGGATCCATTTTTAATTGATTGAGATTGTTTTAAAGATGAAGTAAATGTTATACCTATACTGCTAATCTTATAGTCAATGTCAAAAAGTCTTGCCTCTGGGCTTCCAGTCTTTTCCCACTCATAGATATGATGAAGCAATTCTGGAGACATTCTTGCATTTACATCAATAAACTGTGACGCCATCTCTGTTATTCTTGGGGCTAAAGATAGATAGAAGTCTTTCTTACCTTTTTCAATTCCCTCTAAAAATCCAGTTGAGTAGTTCATAATGTTGTTTATTTCTTTTTGAAACACTCTACTGTCCATTACAACTTTAAGCATTATACATCTACCGCCTGATTTTCAGACCTGCGAATTACAAGATTATAGTATTCAATTCCACCAAATGGTCCAACATATGGCTCTTGTGTTGCTACTTCAAATATTGTAGACTTTCCAGATCTTGGTCCAGATGTCTCTGTATAAATATAGTTACAGTTTTTATCACGAACATTTGTTAAAATTATATTTGTTATTGAGTGAGGGGTATCCAAACTTGAAATTCTTAGATCTGTTTTTACTCTTCCAATCAAACTTATCTTTTGTGTAATATTTACATTTGGCTTAACTTCTTCATTTCCTGCAGTTCCTACTGCATTAAAATTAGCAGCAATAGTCTTATCTAAAACCCAGGTTTTCTTAATATTGCCATAGGTTCCTTGCTCAACAATTGGATAGTAAATGTCTGCCTGCATAGGAAAAATAAAATCTGGCTCTTCGCATATCATTAAATTATCCCTGGCTTGACAATATTTTTAACATATTTTTCAAGTATCTTGTCTACTAAAAAGTTACCAGTTCCGCTAAGCATAACTTTGTCAAACTGAATTCTAAACTGATCTGTGTTGTATGAGGTTACATATCTCTTATAGTAATCTAACTTTCCGCATTTAAGGTCTTCTATTAAAAGTTTTGTTGCGTACTCGATGTCAGCAGGTATAGTTAGATATCCGTAATCAACGATAAATGTATAGTCATATCCTGAAGGAAACCCTGTGCCATCGTATCCGTAATAGGCAAGATCTCCACTTGCAATTGGCAGGTTCTGCGCTGTAGACTCGTACCTATTTACTACACCATCACGTATTTTTTGTATAGCGGTCTTGTCGGATGTTATAGAATACTCATGCTCATTTAAATCTGGAGTTGCTCTGTCGTATACTAGTTGGTTATTTTCATAAACTTTAAACACTCTATAAACTTTTTCCCACAAAGGAAAATAATCTGAGCCATTGCCAGTTCCAATAACTGCAACCTTTTTATTATAAAATCCTTCTGGACAAAACGTATCTATCATGGATCTAGCAACTAGTTCTAGAGTTGTATATTCAGCAATCTCGGATGCTGTTGTTCCTAATGTATTTGGGTCTACATACGGTCTTATGAGTTCATAAAACTCTTCGTAAATTAAAACTTCTGTCCCGCTAACAATTTTAAAAAGTTCTACTCTGTAATTGTTGTCGTATCTACCAGGAAGAGAAATCTCTAAATCATCTCCTGTAGACGAATCTAAAAACTCTATATCCTGGATTGAAAGATCCGCCATATCCGTAACTCTTGCATAGATGTCGATATTGCTGTAACCTGAAGGAACAACAAAGTTGACTGCAATTGTTTCATATGGCGGAACTCTCAATATTTCCATTTATTACTTACCAAATTCCTTAGCAACTTCTTCTGGAGTTGCTATGCGGATATGTGGGCGAGTTAGCCACTTTTCAGCAGCGTCTTTTTCAACAATGTTGTAGCCACGATAGACTTTGCCTACCTCTGACCATGTAACATTCTTTGTTGAGAATAGTGCTACAGTTTCTTTAACTTCTGAAGACTTTTCCTTCTTCTTTTTTTCAGGTGCCTTTGGTGCTGTTGTTGCTCCAATTACTCCTTCTGCAACTGATCCAAGTGCCTGAACTTCTTCAGGTGCCTGGTATGCAGGTGCTTCTACGACTGCCTCTGCAGCCTCTTCTACAACTGGAGTTTCTTCAACATGCTCTACCGCTGGGGCTTCTACAACAGGCTCTTCTGCAACTGGTGCTTCAGAAACTGGTGCTTCGTGTGTTGTTTCTTCTACAATTGGATTTTCATTAATGTTTTCCATAATTCCTCCTTGTTAGTATTATATCATTATAAGTAATAAAGGGGAGTAGGAGCGTTAACTCCTACTCCCCCTAATTTTTACTGTTTACAGATTATGCATCTGCTGCAGCGTCTGCCCATGCGACAGCATCTTGTTCTTCCCATTGAATACCGAAGCGAACGAAGACTGTATATTCTACAGTGTCCTTCTTTGGCTTGTATTCACGGTTAACAGTGATGTCACGCTGGAATCCCCATACACGGTTCTGTGGGAATGTCAAGTCGACATATCCTGCAGGG